CGAAGCAGTACTGTAAATCTTGGTAATATCTCCCCGCTCCCCCAGAGTACCTAACATCTCCAACGGAATTTGAAGCCTGACCACCGGGGGCCTGAAAAAACCCCCCTATTTGAGAAGTTCCGTCGCCGCTGGCGGCAAGTGCTCCACGATCAGTCTGCCCTGATGTTGGCGCGGTATTGGCCGTTTTATTAAACCAAGTTGGTCCAGAAGAACCCCCGGCGTTAATTCTAATATAAACAGTTGCGCCGGGTGTCAGAGACACCGAGTTTGTTTTAGCATACGCCCCACCGCCGAGATCGCCCGAACCTATGCACTCAACGGTAGCAGACGTAACTCCTGCCGGAACCGTCCAAGTCGTGCCAGAAGTAATAACTTGGGTGAAAGTAGGCATTAAATTACTTCCGGCTTAACTTGTTTGCTTATGATTGCCAGATATTCCTCATCCGTGACAATAGATTTGCCGCCCCAAGTGTGGCCCTCTGGAACAACCTCTAATCGCCAGCCCTCTTCAACCCAATCTGTTGGTTCGGCAACAATCATCCCCTGAAATTCACCCTTGTCATTGAACAGAACGCAAGTTGTCATTCCTGCTCCTTGGAAGGGAACACGTTAATGAATACAGTTCCGTCAACTAGCGCCTCAACCTCATGCCACTCGTTTTCTTTGAGGATCACGGGCACAGTGTCCTTGTCCATCTCTTTGTAAAGGTTCTCTTTACGGATGGCAGCTTGACCGGCAACGCACATAGTCAGGTGAGCAAAAGTGTGCTCATGACGAGGTAAACCTTCCCCCACGTTGGCGTGGTAGACCGAGAACCTTACCTTGTCATACAGGAAGGTGTAGGTTGGAGGAATATTCGTCATGCTTCTTGCGCCGTTGCTATTGCATCCCAACGAGAGTCAGCGGAATTGTACACACAGCCGACGTACAAAGTTTTGCTTGCAACCGTCGTCGTCGGCAAAGTAATCCCAACCGCTCGAAATGATTTTGAGCTTCCGGTAGTCCAAGTCAAAGCTCTTGCGGTGCCGTTATCTTCAAACCGAAAGATCATCTTCTGACCGTCCGTTGGGGTTCCAGCATCAGCATTGATAGTGAGTGCATTGGCTTGAGCCGTGGCCGCGTACTGATCAAAGTTGTCGCTATTCCACGCAAGGGGCGAGGTGATGTTTGCGGCAGAGCTAACTCGTGGCGTTATTCGTTTGTTAGTAAGAGTCTCAGTCCCGGCAAGAGTTGATAATGTTCCCGTCGTGGGAAGCGTAACCGCAGTTGTGCCGGAAACTGTTAGCGTTGTGCCAAAATTACCAGATATTGTGAGCGTACTTGCCGCGTTGTTGGCTACACCAGTTCCGCCCTGAGCCGCCGTAACAACGGCTGCGCTAGTTAAAATCGTGGCATCAGAATTCGGAAGGGTGAATGTCCGCTCGGCTGATGCGGGTCCGGTAAACTTGGTAAAACCATTCCCAGTGCCACCGTAAGTGGATGCGATCACTTGGGTAAGCGCAGCCGAACCATCAAAATTGTTTCCGTAAATCGCCCTTGCTGTCGTTAACGTAGCCGCAGATCCAACCGAAAGAGTCGATTGAGCAGCGTATGCAGGAGCAGATGCGCCAGCGGTTAAAACGTAACCATTTGTTCCTAGCGCAAGAAACGAAGTGGCTCCAGACCCCGTGTTGTACGGCAAACTTCCAACAGCGCCGCCAGCAATATTGGTTGCGGTGGTAGCAGAGCCTACCGACAAGGTAGATTGAGCAACATATGTAGGAGCAGATGCACCAGCAGTTAAAACGTAAGTGCTTGTTCCTAGTGCCAACTTTGAGAGCGCTGTCCCACTAGCGTAGTACAGCAAATCCCCGGCCGTGTACGTTGACAGACCCGTGCCACCATTCCCAGTGCCGAGTTGGCCAGAAACCGCAGCGGCTTGGTTTAATGCAACAGCATTCCACTCAACTTGCGTGCCACCAGCATTTACAACCAGAGACTTGTACCCAATCCCAAGGGGTAGCTTTGACCAAGCATTGGTGCCCGATCCGTACAAAAGATCGCCCGTCGTTACCGTCGAGGTTCCCGTCCCGCCAAGAGTCGCCGCGATCGTTCCAGAGACATTGATCACCTGCCCAGCAACAGTAATGTTTGTCCCGCCGGTGTACAACTGCTGATTCGCAAATAGGGTGAACGTCAGCGGGGTAGTGCCTACAATTATGGTTCCCGACACAGACAACACATAAGAGTCGCCAGCCTCCGTTGCGCCGCCCGTGACGAAGAAATAGGCGTTGTTAGCAATCTCGCCAGCCGCGGCCGTGTCGAAGTCCGTTGCGCGGGTCAGAATAAAAGGCGTCCCCGCAGAACCCACCTGAGTGACCGTGTAAACACCGTTCTGCAACCCGGCGGCTTGATCCTTAATCAGAACCCGCATTGCGGATGTAACCGCTGTGGCGTCAATTGAGAGAGCACCATTGGCCGTTGCCGTGAGGGTCGCTCCGACGCCCGATGCGCCGTTGTTGTAAGTGCAAGACGGAAGCGCCGCAACAGATGCCAACACAACCGACTCATGCACCACAAACCCGCCGCCAGCGGATGCGTCAACGTATTGTTTGGTAGCGGCCTGAAGAGCTAACGTAGGGTCTGCGTTAAGCAGAACCGTGCTGCCAAAGGTCGACGCACCGCCGAAGTACGTCGTTCCGTTGACGTTTAGTTTGTACCCCGTGTCGGTGGAAGTCCCAATCAGAAAGTTGCCGGTGTTACCTTTAATGGTAGACCGAATGTTGGCCAGCAACGTCCCGCCGGTGAACATGATGAGATCACTAGCGGAATTGCTTGTGCCCAAAAGCAAAGCCGAAGCCTGTCCGCTCGTGCCACCACCCGTGTACACATACCCGCCATTGGCAGGGAAAACCGTGAAAATGGGGTTGGTGTAGTTTGAGCTTGAAATCCCCATGTCAATGAAATACGAATCGACATCAGAGGAATCGTTGTAAGCAACGTAGTCAACAGAGGCATCCGAGCCATTGTTGACGTTTTGAATGTAATTAAGCTGATACCCGTTGAAATTAGTTGACGCACTTGAGAACGTCTGCGCAAATGGCGTGTACGAAGACGCGCCTGTTCCGGTTAACTTAACCGTCCCGGTAATTGCTGGGCTTGCGTAGGTTCCACCCGTGACTGTCTTGCCAGTAAACGTAAGAGCGGAAGGCAAAGATACAACTACCGCACCAGTGGTTGGAGAAGCCGTAACCTCATTCGCGGTCCCTGTTACCGACGTTACACCTGCAGACCCATTGGACGCTGCAGTAATTTGACCTTGCGCATTAACCGTAATGTTGGCCGCCGTATAGCTTCCGGCGGTAACCGCGGTATTTGCAATAGATACCGTGCCCGTAGAGGTAATTGGACCACCGGTTAATCCAGTCCCGGTATCTACTTGTTGAACCGTCCCTGCAGTACCGCTCGCCGCTGAGGTAATCTGCCCTTGCGCATTGACCGTGATATTGGCCAACGTGTACGAGCCCGGCGTTACGCTTGTGTTTGCAATAGCAACAGAAGGGTTGCCTGAAATGCCGTCGCCATTAGCAACCGAAATCCCAGTGCCACTAGCAATCGTGCGCCCAGTAAGGGTCGTTGCATCCGTCTTTACCTGAAGGCCCGTCCCCGAACTGACCAGCGAAGAAAGCGCCCCAGTGGTGGTTACATTGAGCACCCCCTGTGGACTGCTGGCCGTCAACGTCAACCCGTTTGTAGCCCCGAGATACCGGCTGTTGGCCAGAGTGGGCTCTTGATTGAGCGTCAAGAACGTCTGTGTCTGTACCGGCGATCCAGCAAGCGCCGCCGCCGTCGTCTGCTTTGTAACCCCGTTCTGAACAATTGGAACCGCCTCCGTCCCAGTAATGGCTCCGGCGGTTGGTAGTTGGGTGATCGTGACTTGTGCTGACATTATTCTTGGCTCGGTGGGCTGGGTGCGATCGTGTCCACATTTCCCGTAAGAGTCGGCGTCTGTGTGTTGCCTTCCGTCGAGATCTGAAACTGATTGCTACCCTCGGTCAATAGGTAATCATCGTTCGCGGCTACGCTCACATCAGGACGCGGAAACCTAATTGTAATCCGCTCAGTCTTTCTTGCAGGTAAACGATAAGGATCAAACTGATCCGCGCAACCAGTATCGCAAACCTGCAACCCCGGAAAATTTGGATCTGGTCGCAAAACAGAGTGCGGGTACTTCATCTTGCACCGATCGCAGATTGCGATGGCAATGTCCGCATAACCACGAGTGTCGAGGAAGCGTGGCATTACCGCGTGTACACACTGATGTTCGGGGCAAAGTAGATCGGCGACTTATCGCGCTCTTCGGCCTCGGCTTGACCCAAATACTTCTCAGCCTGCGCCTCAAGGTACTGCACCCGATCTAAAGGAACTCCGGGCAACTCTAGGCTCATGCGGTGAGCCAACATCATGACCGTAGCCTCATACCATCTCTGAGGCACTTCCAACTCATTTGTCAACGCACCAACGTCGTCAATCTGACGTGAGTACCAAACCGTCATCTGAATGAACGGATCGCTTGGAACCGGCCACAAGTAGATCTTAGACTGCGGGATCGTCCTGTTGAACCAGTATTGGAAGGGCTGATTGGCCGTGAAGTTCTTGTTCGGGAGATTGGTGTAATCATCCCGATTCAACCGCGCCATTGTGATCTCAGTTGAGTTATTCCCGAAGAACAACTCTCGCAAGCTCAACGTACCCGTAATTGCTCTGATCCGATAGTACGGAACTGTGTATCCCGGATCGATGTCGTACCAGAGCCATTCATTGTCCACCCAGACGGTAGGTCCGGGAGAAGAGATTGGGATCCATGTGCTTCCGTCAGAGGAACACTCAAATACCACATTGAACGTGCCAGAAACGCCCGGCAGGATGCCGATAGAGCCGATATAGATTGGATTTGTTGATCCATAGTTAACCGAAATGTTTCCACCCGCGGTCGTCTGAGTGCAGATAGTGTCAACATTGCCATCAAAGGCGTTCTGCACCGTCCCGCCGGCACTTGATGAGTACGAGCCTGACGGCCTCGACATCTTGCGATACAAGGCTTGCAATACGTCGTTTCCGCCAAGCGGAAGGTCGTAAATGTACTGGTCGGCCCTCAGGCCGTACACCTTCTTTTCGATCGCCCAATACTGGATCCCGATGTTGATTAGGTTGGACAACAGAAAGAAAAGCGACTCACGAGCAGACGTTACCTGCTCCGACGTGAGTTCCTCGGCAAGTTTACCGGCCCTACGCGCCCCGTGGTCGATCAACTGCTGAACATTGATGACCGTGGTGCCAACTGTGCCTGAATACGCCATCTACCACCCCGGACAATTCCAACGCTTCATCGAGGCCCTAGACCGACTTCCTTTCTCGCTCTTCTCCGCCACCGGACCCATCCGGGCGCAAAACGAATCACGCCGCGCTCCACCTTGTGGTTGCGGGGCTTTAAGATTAGATCCAGTCTCGCTATTGTACTTTGCTCTGCCCTTTGCCGTAAGCCCTGCGCCTTTGCTAACGGGCAATTTTTCACCGCGGCCAATTGCTAATGATGGGTTCTTCATCCCTACCACCTAAACTTTGAGGTTTTGTCCGCAATCTTCTTGGGCTGGGCTACAAACTGCTTACCTTGCGACTTGCCTGCCCTCTTCGCCCTAGTCGTTGCCGCATACTCCGCAGAACTTAAAGAACTGATTGCCTTCTCGGGTAAGTACCGCTCGCCAGTGTCGGATGAACGCTTACCGCTCTTTGTCCTCCACTTTTGATCACCCCAAGCCTTCAGACTCTCCTGCGAATCCTTCATCTCAATCCCGGTACCCGCCGCCGTTATCTTTGTATCGCTTGGCCAACAACTGCGCTTTTCTTGCGCTCCACTCACCAGCACCCGTTCCTTGAACCGCAGAACCTTTAATACTATTAAACAAGCGCTTCCTCATCTCAGGCTTCGTGTAATTGCCTGCTTCGTTTACGCTTGATCCGCCTTCTTTCATTTTCTTTTCCAAGAACAGCTTGTCAACCATTTCCAATCTTTCTGGCTTAGTTGTTTCTTTGTTAATAATTTTTAGGCGCTCTGACTTACTTTTTCCTTCGTCATAAAAACCTTGCTTTTTCAACGATTTTGTCACGCCGCCATCGTTCATTTTTTTATCAGCCGCTGTAAAGTCTTTTCCAACCGAAGTCGGAATGCCAACCTTCTTAGCAAAGTCGGGATTATGCGCTACCGCCGCCATTAGGCGGTGCTGGGCTGGTGATTTGCTAGGCATGATTAAGGGCCGTTCTTAATCAGAATGATGTTAAAGTACGAACTTACTGCGTTGTCTGCGGAGGCTCCGATTGCAGTTGCGCCCACACAATTCTTTTCTGGAATTATATAAGGTTGTTCAAACACAAACACAGCGGCGCTGTTGTTAACAGTAGCAACTGCACCAACACGCAAAATGTTGTCGGGGCCGTGTTGCTTCAAAAAGCCAGTGACGGCAGTTGAACC